AAGTTCAAGGTGTAGATGCAAGCATCTCCTCGGTGCCATGCTGCCATCCCTTCTGGCGTGCGCAGCGAGACAATCTTCATCCACCGGAAATTCTCCCACTTCGCCACCTCGTCGAGCCATGTGAAAAGTGACACCCGCAGTGGTGCGACTATGAGCGCCCCCCGGCAGGACCCGTCTGCGATGTCCTGTGAGAGTCTGGCTAGGACCATCGCAGTTTTGCCCAAGCCCATGCCAGCAAACAATGCACCCACTGGGTTTGCCCCTAAGTGGTCAATGCCGGTTTGCTGATATGGTTTGGGGATGAAGATCATAATCTTGAAATGTCGAGCGGTGGCAGGACTCCAAGAGGTCTGCGAGTCATTCTCGTTAAGACCTCTCTGGGGATGCTCACGAAGGTCTTGAGCAGGGTGGGTGGTTCTTCAACCTGTGAGGTTTTCAAATAGACCATTGCGGCAAGGATGCCGGTGGTCCTGTTGGTTTGGTTTGGGCAAGGCAGGAGTTTCATACGAGCTGAAATTTTTCGCAGGTTTTTCGGCGAAGGCATTCAGGATCGCCATCGCCAATTACTGAGGTTTCCCTCGCTCCGTTCATTGCTTTACGCTCGGCCTTTGCTTTCGCCTTGGCTGCATTAAGGGTTTTACGGGTGGCGCAGGTGATCCATTCGCCATCGAGTTCGTATTGTATTAGGTAGCGTGTTTTCATGGTTCGGTTTGGTTCGGTGCCGTGTGGCGGGGACACCGTAATATACTTTTCCGTAAGACGTAAAGATTTATTTGCGTATTTTTGAAAGTAGTTTCACAGCCCCAATTCTAAAACGGATTCATGCAATCTTAGCAGATAGGTTTTCGCAGATTCTACGTTGTCGACCCAGCCCACCATCCCACCGGCTGCGGCAATGAGCGCCATCTCGTGCTGTTGTGCTTCAGTGGGGCGCTTGCCCTTGGCTTTGATCTCAAGGAACAGCACGGACCCTTTGCAGATGAAGATTCGGTCAGGAACAGCCCGGTGTGATGGGGAGGTGAATTTTCGGGTGTATATTCCAAGAGTCTTGGCAAACTGAACGATCTTTTTTTCTACTTCTGCCTCCCTCATAACTTCACCCCAGTTTCGACAAGGATTTTCCGCTTCAGGTCCTTCTTGTCGAGCTTCACTAGATACGACAGCAGCCGGTTGATTGTGTCCGCTCTGGGCGGCATGCCGTCGGCACGATACAACTCGAGAAGAACCAACTGCATTGCCTCTTTCTCAGTGAGCATGCCATCCCGCAAAAACGGGTTCAGAGTCGCCCAAGCATAAACTATTCTGCCCCCGCTGATCAGACCGGCATTGCCCAATCTTTTTGCGTCAGCCAGGGTCACTTGCACCCCTTTGAAAATCTTTGTCTTCGGTAATGTCATTTTATTCTGTTGGTTGATCATTTTTTGTAGTGGGGGATTGTTGCCCCCTCGGCTGCCAGCGGCAGACCGTCTGCCCAGCTTGGCATTGTGCAGAGCAGTTTGCAAAGCTCCTCGTGCGTCTGCCCGTGTAGCTGGCAGCAAAGGATCTCATCGTGAACGAGCATGAATGGTTGATAGCCAGCTTTCTCAGCTGCCAGCATCCCTTCGCGCATGATGTCGCCTGCTGTGGCTTGGGTGGCGTTCTCGAGCAGTTTGCCCCCGTAGGTGTAACACCAGCCCCACTTGCCCCCGGTGTTGGGCATGACCCCCCAGAAGCGAATCTGTGAGGTCCAGAACTTGGCGCTGTGGCTGACCAGTTCGACCTTCGGGTAAATGATCAAATGCCCGGATGGCAGGCAGATGCAAAGCGCCATGAAGTTGGCGATTTTTGTGCACATAATTGTCAGCTTGCCAACCTTGTGCAGGGAGTTTGGTTTCTCGATTGCTTCCTTCGCTGCGACTTCAATTTGCCTCCAACTCGCAACGACTTTGGGGTTTTCAGCTCTCCATGTGGTGACTGCTCGATCTGCAAGATCATCGTAAGTAAAGGATGCCCACTCCTCATCTGTCTGCGGATCGATAGTCTTCCACTTCATCTCCTCTGGGTCCTTGCCAAGGATAAAGTCCTCATGGCGGGGTTTGTAGTCCTCGATCATCTGCTGCGTCGGTGTGAACCCGTATGACTCGCAGGTGCCTCTGAATTTGGATCTTCCCATGTTGTAGCTGCACCCGAGAACTGCCTGCTTGCCGACAAAGCGTTCTGCTTTTGTCACATTTGCCGTGGGTTTGCCGAAAATTGAACTCGCCATGTTTTCATAGATTGGCTCGTTGTTTCTGAATGCTTGCAGGGTTTTTTCTTCACCTACCAACCACGGCGCCACCCGTGCCTCGATGGCAGAATAGTCTGCTTGCAGGACCATCTGCCCACCGGAAGGTTGAATGAAATTGCGGATGACTGAAACCATGATTGGAAACAGGTCACCAAAGAGCGACTCCAACTCCTCGAGCGTGGCGCCAGCGCAAAGGCAGGCGTAGGCAAGGTCAGAGAACTCAATTGTGGGACGGGCAAAGTTCTGTGGCTGTATCCCTCGCCCGGTCCACCGGTGGGTGCGCTCGGCACCATAGATCAGCAATGCTCCTCGGACATTGCCGTCCTCCTCTGCCATGTTGAGCATTGCAGGGATCTTCTTGACGGCAGCCGACCCAATCAATGCGTATGTGCTCAACGCTGTGACCGCTTCAGACGTGAGTTGATCCACCAGCGGCTGGGACAACCATGCGCTCACTGTGTCGGCTTGTAGGTCTGTGGCAGTAAATCCACGGACCTTCAGCCATGCTCTCATCATTTCACCCTGCGACGGGTCAAACCCGGCTGTGATAGAAATCCTCTTGGGTGCTTTCCTTTGCTTTGTCACCGGCAGGACAATCACCTCTGATGGGTGGGCAACCTGCGCTCGGAAAATCGGAATCAGCTTTTCTGTGTATGCATCGATCAGGTTTTCTGCATGGCGCAGCGCATCGATGTTCAGAGGGATGCCCCTGTCGTTCATGCGCAGGTCTGCTTGGAAGTGTGCAGGGTTTGGGTGCGGCTGTCTTGTCAGCTTGTGAAGTGCTTTGTGGATCTGCCTTTCAGCTTCGACATCCCGCCGACAATACTCGACGAAGGCATGGAAATCTAGAGGTGCCTCTGCCGGGTGGATCCGGTTGGCAAGGCAGAACTGATTGATCAGTTTGGCACCAGCTTTGTCCTTGGGCATCTCGATGTCTAGGAACTCGCCTGCCTGTGCCAGTGAGCTTGGGATGGCTGCCAAGCGGCACAGTGCGGCTGTGCAGCGCCATTGCTTCAATGAAGGGGGCGGCATAGCAAAGGTCTTGGTGAATAGGTGTTTGCTGATCGCAAACTCAAACTGGGCATTGTGTGCCCATATTTCTGCCCCTGTGCGAATTGCTTCATCGAGCAATTCCACGGCATCCTTGTTCTGGTCCAAGACGGACCACACCAGCGGTGCCTGATCATTTTTGGCAATTGCCATGACCAAGATCTCTGCGTCCGGGTGCGCGGCATATTTGAACGCGCCAACGTCATTCAGGTTCTCTGGAGAGAACGTCTCGAAGTCGAGGTGATAAATTGCTGGTGTGGTCACAGGATCAGACTAGGTTTGATGTGTCTTTGTCATTGCAGATGCATGGCAAGCTGGGTGAGTTCACCAGCAGGTTGTAGCACTCCAGCTGCTCGCGCAGGTATCTATGACCATCGGTGTCATTTTGGCAGAGGTGATAGATGGCTTTTACGTATTCTTTGATTTTGTTTTCGGTGTCCATGGTTTTGTAGTGGTTGCCCCTGCCACCCGCCCCGGGGAAGGGCTGGGTGGCAAGGTGGTTGTTTAGAAGATGTCCTCTGCGGAGTCGTCAATCTCATCCATGTCCTCGTCGTCGAATGCATCCACGGTCACCTTAGCTGTGCCAAAGGACTCACCCTTGCGGAGATACTGGATTGCCTCGATCGATGCGCTGATGCCTTTCTTGCCTTCGTATTCGTAGGCAAAAATGTTGATGATCGCGTTCACGTAGTCGCCATTGTTCGGCATCCCAGAAGACGCAGGCAATGGTTGGCGCTTTTGGTCGACGACTAGAATGCCAGCCGGGGCATCCTCCACCTTGGTGCCTGCAGAGAAAAACCATGTGTTTTCGTCATACCCTTCGTAATAGTCGCCGTCCTCGTTCTTCTTAGGACCACGGCTGCCGATCTGCTGGTCTGCGCGGCTGTAGGCATACATCTCGAGCTTGCCGGGGGTCTTGCCCCATTTCTCCTTGCAGAGCGATGCGAGGATGACCTTCTCGAAGTCAGTGCTAGGCACTACGATTTTCTTGCCGTCCACGGTTGCCTCGACCGTCGTGTCTGCGCTGCAGATGCCGGTGAAGGTGTATTTAGGATCGCCAGTCTTCGGGGTGTATGGCTTGCGGATGTTCGAGAAACTCAAACGACAGTTTTTGATTTTGATTTGCATATTTTACTTTTGGTTCAATTTTGGTTAATTTAGGACCGGATGACAACGTGCCACCCTTCGCCCAGAAAACCCCACCCCATTCAATGGGTGAGGTGATGCTGAAGTGCTGCTCTACGTAGTCAGATGCAGTCGCAGGGTGTGACCTCATCCTCGAAGTTGTCAGCACCAGTGATGCGTGCCGGTCTCGGGTCCGTATCGAGCACAAGTTTTGGTGACCCGTCGGATTGTTGCACCAACTGTTCCCATCGGGTCAAGAATCTTTTCGGTTGCTTCTCGAGCGGTGTGCCTAGTTTCTTGAGGACCTTTTCGATTTGTGCCGGTGAGAGCAGTTTCTTTGGCGCAAACTTCTCTGCAGCCGGAATCTTGCGAAGCAGCTTTTCAGCCTCCTCCTCATTCGATCCCCACTTCCTGTTGCCTTTGCCACCGTCGATCGTTTTCAGCCCGGCTACGTGCTTGCCCGACTCGATCAGCTCCAGGGTGTTGTCGTTCAGCTCCTCGAAGAACTTGGTGATCTCTCTGGACTTCATCGCAACTCGAACTCTCACCTGGTCGGTGATCTCTACGTTGGCAATGCGCACCTTGTCGATTTCACCTTTCAATGGGTTGACCTCATCAGGAAGACCGTCGAACATGTTTCCGATCCGAGCGTGGCAGATGCGTCGGGCATCGCAAAACCTGCAGGCATCATAGGAAGGAGTGAGCATAGTGGCATCTGCATCTTTGCTTTCCTTGTACGATTTCGCAATGCCATACCCAATGTCTATCAGCTCTTTAACTGGCACGGTCCAGACCTCTGGGGTGCCATCGAATGAGTGGTGTCGCGGCTGATAGATCGCCATCGTCACTGGCATGTCCAGTGGGAAGTCGCGATCAATGTTGCCAATCAGCGAGAGTGCATAAATTGCCAGCTGGTCATTGCCATCAGCTGTGACCTTCTCACCGACCCCATATTTGAGGTCAAGAATGTGCACTCCTTTATTACTGACAACTGCATAGTCGACCGTCCCAAGCTCAGCGGTGTTGTAAAACAACGGCACTTTCTGCTCAGTGTAAACTGTGGCACCACCGTGCATCTGCTCTGCCAACTCGTCTGCATAGTCGAGATAGCCACCGAGGTGCTCGAGAAATGCTGGTGGAATCTGTGAGCGTAAAATCTCACCCTTGAGGCATTTGTCTGCCCAGTCGTGCGCCTCTGTGCCCTCAAGTGAATAAGCTGTGTCAGCCCTCTCTGGAATCATCCCGGCTGCTTTGCGTTCTGCAACGAAAGCAACGGACCCTTTGCACCCGCGCCACTGCTTGGCTCCGGATGCGCCCCAATCGTAGTGTGGGGCATTTGCATGTTTGGTTGTGTCTTTCATGGTGTTTTATTTTACAGATTCAAGGGCTGTCTGCAGAGCATTCTCAATCGCTGCGTATTTATCGCGTGAGCAGGTCGAGATCTTCTCGCCCTTGATGCCAGCGGCGTCAAGCAGGCTGCGCAGTGCAGCTGGGGTGTTGTAGGCAATGAATTTCTTTGCCAGCGCCGTGAGGGTCTCCACCGTCGGTGCCACTACGACCAGTGTCGGTGTCTCGTCTTCCTCCTCATCCTCGGCTACAAATTCCTTTGCAGGCTCCGGCGCAGGTGGCGTCTTCTTGTTCTTGACCACCGGGGTCAAGCGAATTGGTTCTTCTGCAGCTGGTGCTGGCTGGTCTGCCGGTGCTGGCTGGTCTGCCGGTGCTAGCTGGTCTGATCTGCTGATTCTGATCTCTTTGTCGAGGATGTCACAGAGTCTGTCAAGGGCTGGGATGTTGATGGTTATGTTCATGGTTGGTTCGTTAGTTGGTTTGTAGTTTGCATGTTGCGCCCAGAAAACCCCACCCAATTCAATGGGTGAGGTGATTGCTGTGGGTGGTGAGCAAGTATCAGTTACCGAGGAAATTTGCAATGTCTCGCAGTTGGTCGTTAATGTGAGCTGCATTTCCAACGTGCCCCCAATTAAGTGTTTCACTTTCGGGTGCTGGCATATCGTAAAAGCTGCTTTTGATAACCTCCATCAGGTCTTCAAATTCTGCAGCTCGTGCAGACATTGCGTTGTCGAGTAGTTGCCTTTTATGTTTTTGTGTCATTGTTCTGTTTGGTTCGTTAGTTGGTTCGGTGCCGTGCGGCGGGGACACCATAGAATACTTTTCTGTTCAACGTAAAGATTTATTTGCGTAAATCTGAAAATAATTTTTCAGCCCCCATTCTAAAAGGGGTCCAGGCTGTCTTCCACTGTGACCGGTTCCTGTTTTTTGGGTGTAATCACCCAATAGAAGGCACCGTTTTTCTTCTTCGGTGAAATCTGCGATGCCTCGTCGCCCGAGTAGGTGACTCGATCCGGCTGGGACTTGGCGAGGTGTTGGAGTTGGGAAATCAGCACCTTCGGTGAAGGGCAGAACCGGCTGAACTGGATCTGTGAGTTTCTCGAACCAACGTCTGCCAAGATCTCGAACAGGGCGCTGACAGTGCCGGACCAATCCTGTGCGCTGTCCCCAGGCTGTTCAAACAGCTGGCAGAACATTCTGCCATGTGCCGCGCCATCGATGCGCTCGAGTAAGCTGTGCTCTGGGCTGCCCTCGTTGATCTGGTCGAGCACGCTCGGGTTGTGATAACTGACAACGGCAAAGCGTTTTGCCGGGTCGACGATGTGCGGAGGGATGACAAACTCCTCGAGGAGGAACTGCAGGAAGGCTGGCAGCTCTGCGACAATCTTCTGCTGCGTTGGTTCATACCACCCGGCGGTGGTGTTGTCGATCAGACCACCAACCATGCTCTGTGCCTTGAGCATGATGATCTTGTCGCGCACTCCGTCGTTCATCTGGGGCAGGGTGCTCACGCTAGAGTTCTCGAGGTTCATCAGCCGGACAAATCGCCACCAAGGTTTCACTGGGATCTTGTCGGCAAACTTCTGGTGATAGTCGCCACCGCTGCCCACTGTCAGCGACTTGATCATCTCACCCAGCTTGGACCTTGACTTGAAGTCCGGAAGCAGGACCGAGGTGTCGTCGAGGAACAGCAGCTCGCACTGGAACAGGTCCGAGTTGAAGGCGGTGCCGTGCTCGCTGAACATCGCGTCGGCATTCGTGCTGCGACCACCGAGGAGGTGGGGCAGGATGTTGTCGAGCAGTAGCGTCTTGCCGCTGTTCACCTCACCAAGGATGTGCAGGAACTGGCAGGGCATGAATTTCGATTGCCTTTTCCCATCATTGCGAAATGCCTTTGCGCTCGAGCTGCACCAACCGTAGAACACGTCGAGCTGGTTCGGGGTGTGGTCGAACATGTGGGTCAGAAGGTCCCTGATTGTTCTCCAGTCCCCTTTTCTCGGTTTGATCAACGTGGGGGACCTCATGACAAGATAGTCATAGCCATTCTCCTTGTGGACCCCAGCGCACCGACCACTGGCACCCTGCATGACGGCATCGATGGGGTGGTGCATCTCGACCCCGGCGATGAAGGTGTCGACCGGCGATTGTCCTTCACCGGGGATCTTTGACCCGCGCACCCCGCTGTTGATGAGTTGCCGGGCAACACTGCGGCTGTTCAATGCGATCCACTTGCCGTTGGTGGCAAGGGTGTAATACTTTCCCCCATGATAGTAAAACTGAACGTCTCGGTGGCTGGCGATTGACCCTTCGAATCCGGCAACGTCCCATTTGCCTTTGCCAATCTGCGTCGGGTATTTTTCGCCGTTCGGGTCAAAGTAAACCACCCGCTGGGCTGACCTGCCCTCGGCGGCTGCTGTGACGTTCGGCATCCTCGCCACCTGTGAGCGCACCGCCATCTGCTTGTCAGCCCCGTAGAGGCAGGCGATGACGAAGATGGCATCAACCTCTGCCTGCGCGGCAGCTCGGGCGTCAAACCAGAAGTGCAGCGACTTGTTGCCGGTGTCCACCACCATCTTGAGTGGGATGAATTTCGACAGCCCCATCGCAAAGCTGCTGAACTGCTGAACGGTCTTCTCGTCCTTGCTGTCCATTTCCAGAAGCATGTATGGTCTGCTCGCGACGTTCGCATTGCACCGGGTCGATAGTTTCTTCCCACCGGTTTCTGGGTCTGGGATCCAAGCGCCCTCGATCTGTTTGAATGTCGAGGGGTTCAAGAACTTGAACTGGTCCAGAGATGGGTGAGGATGCAGGTGGTCGAGGTCCTCCACCACCATCAGGGTGGCGCCCTCCTTGCTAACGTGCTGGACCCCAATAATCTCATCTGCCAGAAACAGGTTTTTCAACAGCGAGATCGTTTTGATTTTGGTCTTGTGAGGTGTCGCCTCGATGATTGCAGACAGCGGGGTCGGTGGCAAAAGCTCGATCAGTTTTGCATCTGAGTCTGGCAGGGTCACCTTATCATCTTGGTCTGGCATTGACCCGCCCCAAACGAGTTCAACGGCTCGAAGTGTGGCGCTCTGGTGGTCTGCTCTGCTCGCATCGTAGATCCTCCGCAAGTGTGCAAGCGCCTCCTCTTTAGTGGCACCGGCACGTTGGCATTTTCTTGCTGCACCTGGCAGCCCAGCATTGTGTCCCTGACCCTCTGGAGGCAAGGTGATGTTGTCCATTTTTTTCATAGTTTTGGTCAGTCAAGTTGAGTCGGATGGGCAAGATATACTTTCGGGTTCAAACTGTAAAGTATTAATAACTGCAAAAATTTACGCAGTTATTATTTGCATGGATTTGCCACTGTTGCTTTGCTGGGTTTTTATCTGCACGAAGCTATGCAAATGCAGGCAAACCCTTGTAGATACAAGGAAAATTGCAAGGGCAGCGAAAAACCACTGCCCTTGTCACTGCCCCTGAAAATTCCCTTGGGGCATAAAGGAAATCTGGGATTTAGGGCAGAGGGCAGCACTTTTCATATTCTACAGGAGAGAGATATTTATATGCATATGTGTCCCCTTCGTAATGCCCTTATATTATGGTTGCTGGAGTGCTGCCCTCTGCCCTTTCCAGTTAGATTTTGCGTTTTCCTTTTATGCACCAAGCGTTTTTTCGGGGGCACTGGCAAGGGCAGTGAAAAAACCACTGCCCTTGTTTGAAATTGCACAAATAACCCCACAGCGGCAAAAATAGCATGGTAAAAACAACTCGAAATCTTGTTGACAGTGGAGGAAAAATAAGATGGAATCTTCGGCATGGAGAAAACAATCGACCACATCGCCAAGCTAGGAATTGGCATGCGTGAGGCTCGCGTGCTGGCTCGGGTCCGTGGCATCTCCGCGAGGGAGATTGCTGCAGAGATGAATGACACCCGGGTCAACATCACGAACCAGCTCTATGTTCTCACGCTCAAAGGATATGTGCTGGCAGAGAGGACCAGCAGTCCAGCACGATACGTCACGACACCACTGGGGGAGGCAGCACAAAAATGCTTAGTTTGACAGACATCATCAATGCCTTGTCGGCGAGGCAGGTCTCACCGTCATGGTTCCAATCGCGTGAGTGGGCAACCGTGGATCCTGCCATCCGCAACCGATCGTTTTTTTCCGCCACTATCAGCAGCGCGAAGGTCCTCACCAAAATGAGGAACATGCTCCTCGATTGGCAGGCTGGGGCAGTCGAGGAGACACCCGGCGGCATTGCCTACAAAGAAACCGGACTTGCCAAGTTCAGAGAGAACGCAGCTGAATTTATGATTCAAGAAGGACTCGCCACCGAGGACGACTATGCAGACGGATCGATCAAGAATGTGATCAGCAATGCCCGGCTGCAGCTGATCTTCAATACGAACACCGAGCAGGCAGCGACATTCGCCTCCTGGCAGGTGAAGATGAAGGATCCGTTCTACATCAACCGATACCCGGCAGCTCGGTTTGTCCGGTCACCTGGGGCAATAATTAAGCGCCTGCGGCACGTCGAGGCAGAAGGAACTGTCCGGCGGTGGGATGACTTCGCATTCTGGACATTCCAAAACGGAAACGACATCGGAGGATTTGACGTGCCTTGGGGACCGTATGGGTTCAACAGCTACATGTATCAACAGCCGGTGAACAGGGCAGAGGCAGAACGACTGAAGCTGGTCCAAAAGGGTGAGATGTTGCAAGTGCCGGATGTCGCCCGATTTGGCGTGTCGCTCGGCAAACAGTTCAACCACGGGGTCGATGCCAACCTCGATGACGTCACCCCAGAGATCCGCGCCAAGGCGCAACGTGCCATCGTGGCGCGTTTCGGACCCGGGGCAATAGGAACAGACGGCAGACCGACTTTGGATGCCTTAAAACAGGCAAGGGCAATGATTGGAAAGCGATGAAAACAACCATCATAGTCGGCACCTACTTAGGCGCACCGCACTACCACATGCAGCCGGACTTCACGCAAGGACATGTGATTGCACAGGGCATTTATCATGCCGTCAAATATCCAGTTGCAACACCCCTTTCCAACCTACAAACATGAAAAACAAGCCAAAAATAGAGCAAATCAAGACAAGTGCGCTGATTCCATACGCAAGGAACAGCCGGACCCACAGCGAGGCACAGGTGGCGCAGATTGCCGGATCGATCCGAGAGTTCGGATTTACCAACCCGGTCCTGATCGATGCCGACAACGGAATCATCGCTGGTCACGGCAGAATCATGGCAGCACAGAAGCTCGGGCTGGCAGAGGTTCCCTGCATCCGGCTCGAATACCTGACCGAGACGCAGCGCAAGGCATACATCATCGCTGACAATAAGCTGGCGCTGAACAGCGGCTGGGATGAAGACATGCTTGCTCTTGAGCTTGGCGAGTTGAAAGACCTCGATTTCGATCTATCTTTAACTGGATTCAGTGATGATGAGCTTGCAGACATCTTAGCAGAAACCACAGATGGTGAAAGCGATCCTGACGACGTGCCTGAAACCCCAGTCGACCCAGTAACTGTTCCGGGCGACGTCTGGGTGCTAGGCAAGCACCGGCTGCTTTGCGGAGACTCGACCAGCATCGACGACCTGCGAAAACTGTGCGGCGAGCAGGACGTAGACATGTGGCTGACCGACCCACCTTACAACGTGGCTTACGAAGGCCGCACCAAAGAAAAGCTGACCATCCAAAACGATTCCATGAGTGATGGCGACTTCCGACAGTTCCTTGTGGATGCCTACACCGCAGCCGATGCGGTGATGAAGCAGGGCGCAGTGTTCTACATCTGGCACGCTGACTCCGAAGGATACAATTTCCGAGGCGCTGCGCACGACGCTGGGTGGAAGGTCCGGCAGTGTCTGATCTGGAAGAAGTCGTCTATGGTCATGGGCAGGCAAGACTACCACTGGAAACATGAATCATGTCTTTATGGGTGGAAGGATGGAGCAGGGCACCTGTGGGCAACTGACCGCAAGCAAACAACGATCCTAGAGTTTGATAAACCATCGCGCAACGGCGAGCATCCAACAATGAAACCCGTCGCCTTGTTTGAATACCAGATGCTGAACAATACAAAGGGTGGCGACCTCGTTCTTGACAGCTTTGCAGGATCTGGAACAACCTTGATTGCTGCTGAAAAGAACGGTCGAATCGCTCGCCTTATGGAGCTCGACCCGAAGTATTGCGACGTCATCGTCAAACGCTGGCAGGACTTCGCAGGCAAGCAGGCAACTCACGAAACCAGCGGTAGGACGTTTGATGAAATCAAAGCAGAAAAACCATGACCGAGAAAAAAAAACCCCGCAAGATTGGCAGACCCAAGATCAAAGTTGACGCTGCCTTGGTTGAGAAACTAGCTGGCATCGGTTGTCCGAACAAAGAGATCGCAGCTATCGTTGGGTGCTCGGTCGACACATTGGATCGACGTTGTGCGGAGATAATCATTAAAGGAAGGGAGAATGGCAAAACGAGAATCAGGCAAAAACAGATACAAATGGCGCTTGGTGGAAATGTTGCAATGCTTATCTTTCTGGGCAAAAACATGCTCGGACAAACCGACAAGCAAGAGATCACAGGGGTCGAGAATGCTTCAACCGTCAACATCCTTTTGGGGCAGCAGCAAGAAGAACAGCTCGCCCAGTTGGTCTCAATGGCGCAGGCGAGCGCAACCAAACCACCTGCCCCAACAATGCTGATCGATGTCTGATGAAGATGTCGCCCACAGAGTTCAGCGTTCGCAAGCTGGGCATCATCCCCTACTTCTGGCAATGTGAGGCGATGGAGTCGGTCGCAATGGAACAGCCGACCAGCGTG